AGCTGGTGGAGGTAAATGTAATTCTTATCAAGGTGGTTCAGGAGTTGTAGTTATAAAAGAAACAATTCCTAAATGTGCTTCAGGAGTCTGGAGTATGCAATCAGTTTATTGTCAAGTATCAAATAATGAATGGATTTCAAGAACAGCAAACATAGATTATATGGTCGTCGCTGGTGGTGGAGGTGGTGGTGCACTAGGAACAAGTCCTTCAGATGCTGGTGGTGGAGGTGGAGCTGGAGGTTATCGTGCATCAGGATATGGGCCAAGTCCTTTACAAGGATCAGCACAAGAATTAAATTTAGGAAGTTATTCAATTATAGTTGGAGGTGGTGGAGCAGTTTCAGGTGGACAAAGTTGTTCTGGGTCTAACTCAAGTTTTGCAAATATTACATCAACAGGTGGTGGAGGTGCTGGAGATAGAGGTTGTTTTGGTAGACCAGGTGGTTCTGGTGGTGGTGGAGGTAATGATTTACAAACAGCTAATCCTTTTCCAATTGTTTCATCAACTGGTAATGCGGGTGGTTTTGATCCACCAGAAGGAAATGGTGGAGGTATTGCTACCGCTCCAGGAGAGTCAGGAGCAGGTGGATTAGGAGGTGGTGGAGCAACAGCTGTTGGAGGAGTAGGAGCGGCTGGTCCAAAAGGTGGAAGTGGTGGTGCAGGTGCACCAAACAATATTACAGGAAGTGCAATAACATACGCTGGTGGTGGCGGAGGTGGTGGTCCTATTGGAGGATGTGGTGGAGCAGGTGGTGGTGGTACAGGGGGTTCAGGATGTGCTCCACAATCTTGTTCAGAAGCAGGAGCAGCAAACACTGGTGGTGGCGGAGGTGGTGGAAGTCCTTTTGTACCAGGTTGTTCTGATGTAGGCTCAGCAGGTGGTTCAGGTATCGTGATCGCAAGAGCGCCGTCAACGGCAGGAGTAATATTTAGTGTTAACAATCCAGGTGGTCAACAACCAGGATCAAGTCCAAATTATAACGAAGTTTCTCAAGCACCTAACGGTGACATTGTAGCAAAATTTATAGCATCAGGAACTTTAAACATATTAGATTCAGGATGTGGTGCTAGTTCAAATTATTTAATTGTAGCTGGAGGAGGTGGTGCAGGTAATGTTGGAGCACCGTGTAGAGCAGCTACTTCTGCAGGTGGTGGAGGTGGAGCTGGTGGTTATAGAACATCTTTTGGCTGTGGTTGTGTATCAAATTTAAATTTAGGAACAGGAACTTACACAGTTACTGTTGGTGGTGGTGGAAATGGTGCTTCGGGAAGAAACGCAGGTTCAGATGGAACTAATAGTTTTTTTTATGGAATAGAATCTACTGGAGGTGGTGGAGGTGGTTCAGACCAAGCAAGCCCTGCCCCTGGTGGAAATGGTAGACCAGGAGGTTCTGGTGGAGGTGGAACTGGTAATAGTTCTCCAAATAGTAAAGGATCTGGTAATACACCTCCTGTAAGTCCATCACAAGGTAATCCTGGTGGTGATGGTATCGATGGTGGAGGAGCTGATTCTGCTGGTGGTGGAGGTGGAGCTAACGCAGCTGGAGGATGTGCAAGTCAACCAACAGGCGGAGCTGGTGGAGCAGGTAAAGCAAATTCTATTACAGGATCTCCTGTAACTTATGCTGGTGGTGGCGGTGGTGGCGCAGCAAGTCCAAGAACTGCAGGAGCTGGTGGAGCTGGTGGTGGTGGAGCTGGATCTAATTCAGGAACAGGAACAGCGGGAACTGCAAACACTGGTGGTGGAGCTGGGGGTGGAAATAATTGTGGAAGTGGTGCAAATGGTGGATCAGGAATCGTTGTAGTACGTGTACCAGGAGCAACAGGTGCAAGTGTAGCACCAGGAACTAATAGTATTGCAACATTACCAGCACCAGAAGGTGGCTGTAAAGTAGCATCATTTACTGTATCAGGAACGTTGACAATAAGTTAAATATAAAATATAAATATAATTTTTAAGGAGATAAAAATATGGCACATTTTGCAGAATTAAAAACAAAACCAGATCCAACAGGATTTACATCTGATACTCATCAAGTAGTTGAAAGAGTTGTAGTTGTAGGAAACGATTGTGTTCCTTCAGACATGCACCAAGACGGTGAAACATGGTGTATTAATTTTTTCAAAGGTGGTATTTGGAAACAAACTTCTTACAATCATAATTTTAGAAAACAATATGCAGGAATCGGAATGATTTATGATCCTGTAAAAGATAAATTTTTAGCACAACAACCTTATGCATCTTGGTCATTAGATTCAAATGACGATTGGCAAGCACCAATCACATACCCAACAATCACGGACGATGGAGCAGATCCAGTTGTTTGGAGATATATTATTTCGTGGAACGAAACAAAATACAACGCTGACAACACACAAGGTTGGGAAGCAACAAAATCAAACGACGAATCGGAAACACCTACCAAATATAATTGGAATGGCACAGCTTGGGTGTCCGAATAGGAGACTCACATGGCCAGATCAAATGGCGGTATAATCGGTAAAAGTAATCAAGCTTCTTTCGGGAAGTGTACTCAGACTGTAAAAACATCTACAGGAACAATCACTACACAACCAGGAACTAGAGTTGTTCAAACAGCTATAATCGCTGGCGGTGGTGGTAGTGGTAAAGATTTTTCTGGTGGTGGAGGTGGTGGTGGTTTAAGAAATATAGAAATATCAACATCTGGTAGTTCACCAATAGTAGCAACTGTAGGGGGTGGTGGAGCAGGTTCTACGTCTCCAACTTCACAAGGAACATCGGGTGTTAATTCTACAGTTTTATATGGCGGAATAACTTATTCAGCATCAGGTGGCGGTGGAGGTGGATCAGGAGACTGTGCACCAACACAAGCTGGAGCACCTGGAGGATCAGGTGGTGGTCAAAGAGCAGGGCCATCAAATTCTGCATCAGGAACTGGTAATGCTGGAGGATTTGATTCACCAGAAGGAAATCCAGGTTCAACACCTTCAAGTAATCCTAGCACAGGTCCAGGTGGTGGAGGTGGTGCTGGGGCAGCAGGAGCTGCTACAGGTTCAACACCAGGTACTGATATTGGTAGAGCAGGTGGAGCAGGTTTAGATATAAGTCCATCTTTTAATCCAGGTATACCAAACTGTGGAGTATATGCAGGCGGTGGCGGTGGAGCTGGAACTCCCACAGCAGGAGCTGGAGGAACAGGTGGAGGTGGTGCTGGAAGAGCAAACCCAAGTCCAGGATCAGGAACCGCAGGAACAACTAATACCGGTGGTGGAGCAGGAGGATCAACTCCTGGTCAAAACGGTGCACAAGGTGGTCCAGGAATTATTATCGTAAAAGAATTAAACAAAGCAAGTGGTGTGTGGTCAATGCAAAGTCAATTTAGTGCACAGAGTCAAGGAACATGGCCAGAAACTCCCCCTAATTTTGTTACTGCAACAGGTGGAACAGTTACAACAACAGGTGATTATAAAATTCATGTATTTAATGCATCAGGTAATTTTGTGGTTACTGAAGCAGGAACTCCTGCTGGTTCAACAACAGTAGATTACTTAGTAATAGGTGGTGGAGGTGGTGGTGCTTTAAATGGTGGTGGAGGTGGAGCAGGTGGATATAGAGAATCCTCTGGTGCTGCTTCTGGTTGTTATACTGTATCACCTCTTGGATCAGGTGTTCCTGCATTATCTGTTTCTAAACAAACTTATACAGTTACAGTTGGTGGTGGTGGAGCAGGTGCTACAGACACTGCATCTACTAATAGAAATGGAGCAAATTCAGTCTTTTCATCAATTACATCAACAGGGGGTGGAGGTGGTGGTCAATTTAGTGCCTGTACTCCTCAACCAATTTTTATGAATGGAGCAACTGGAGGATCAGGAGGTGGAGGAGCTGCGCCAGCACCACCGCCAGGACCAGGAGCAGGGGGTGCAGGAAACACTCCTCCAACAAGTCCTCCACAAGGTAGTGCTGGTGGTGGTGGACACCATCAAGGTTGCGTATATTTTTCAGGTGGTGGTGGAGGTGGTGCAACTGCTGTTGGTGCTACAGGTGGAAATGGATCTAGTGCAGGTCCTGCTGGTAAAGGTGGAGCAGGTGCAACTTCTTCTATTACAGGAAGTCCTGTTGGAAGAGCTGGTGGTGGAAATGGAAAAAGTTGTTCAGGTCCTGCTGGTTCTCCAATAGGTTTTGGTGGTGGAGGAGACGACGTACCAGGTGTAGCTAATACAGGTGGTGGTGCAGGTAGTGGTCCAGGTCCTGCAAATGGTGGTCCAGGTGTTGTTATTATTAGATATAAATTTCAATAATTGACAGTTTCATAATAAATGTTATATTAAGTTCATAAAGACATATGAACCTTACAAACTATTATTGGTATTTTAAATCAGCAATCCCAGAACGTATCTGTGATGACATTGTAAAGTATGGTCATCAAATGCAAGATCAAATGGCAGTCACTGGTGGTTATGGTGATAAAAAATTAAACGCAAAACAAGTTAAAGATTTAAAAAAGAAAAGAAACTCAGACATTGTTTGGATGAGTGATAGATGGGTTTATAGAGAAATACAACCTTATGTGCATCAAGCAAACGCTAATGCTGGTTGGAATTTTAATTGGGACTTTAGTGAGTCTTGTCAATTTACAAAATATAAAAAAGGCCAGTATTATGATTGGCATTGTGATAGCTGGGATCAACCTTATCAACGACAACAAGGTGATCCATCACATGGTAAAATTAGAAAACTATCTGTAACTGTTACGTTATCTGATCCTAAAGATTATAAAGGTGGTGAGTTAGAATTTGATTTTAGAAATCTTGATCCAGATAAAAAAAGAAACGTTAGAAAATGTACAGAGATATTACCTAAAGGATCTTTGGTTGTATTTCCTTCATTTGTATGGCATAGAGTATGTCCAGTAAAAAGTGGAGAAAGAAACAGTTTAGTAATATGGAACTTAGGATATCCATTTCAATAAAGGAGAAATATGAAAAAGAAAAAAGCTAAAGCTAGAAAACAAAAAGTAAAAAAAGAAGTTGTAGGTTATCCTCAACAATTACAATTAGAAGAATTTTTTAAATGTCCTATATGGTTTGCAGATGAACCTAAATTTGTAGATGATTTAAACAAAGCATCAGACAAATATATTGAAGCATCAAAGAAAAATTTAAAACCAGTTATTGATAAACGTAATAAAAAGTTTGGGGACAAAGGAGACATGGGTCATGTCTTCCATTCAACAACATTAGTTGGTGATCCTGACTTTAAACAATTACAAGATTATATAGGTGCTACAGCACATAACTTATTAGGTGAAATGGGTTTTGATATGTCTGGTCATCAATTGTTTACTACAGAATTATGGGTGCAAGAGTTTGCTAAAAAAGGTGGTGGACATCATACTTTGCACACTCATTGGAATGGCCACATATCAGGTTTTTATTTTTTAAAAGCAGATGAATCTACATCTTTGCCTATGTTTGAAGATCCAAGACCAGGTAATGTTATGAATCTTTTACCAGAAAAAGATAAAACAAAAGTAACTTACGCTAGTTCTGCAATAAATTATCAAGTAAAACCAGGTAGAATGATGTTCTTTCCATCATATCTACCTCATCAGTACATTGTAGATATGGGTTATAACCCGTTTAGATTTATACATTGGAACTGCCAAGCAATACCAAAAGGAGTATTAAATGTCGTTTAAGAAAAATAAATACACAGTATTAAAAAAAGCTATCTCACCTGAGATTGCAGAGTTTGTTTATAAA